CAGCAGTAGCGCCAGTATCTACTCTAATCCAGTTCGAACCGTCAGAGAAAACTAAGTTCCCTGTACCGTTACCTGTAGTTTCAGAAGCTTTTAATGCATCTGATACAAATAGGATACGACCTGTATTTTCTGAAGCTGTTGGCAAATCTGCAAAAAGAATTGCGGTAGCTGTAAAACCGTTATTTGAAATAACTGGTCCTGAAAAAGTAGTGTTAGCCATATTAACCTCCTTGGTGTATAGACCGAGTTACATAATCTCTATACCGTCTGCTCAACTCAGTTTATGTAACTTGTTATGTTGAGAAAGAGAGGGCGATAACACCCTCTCTTAGTTTTTTAATTATTAGGCTGCGCCTGGAGTACCGAAGATACCTCTCCAATCGGTGAAACCGAATGAATATCTTTCTGATACTTTGTAGCGTAAGTTTCCTGTCTCAAAATCACCTTCAACAGCTTTTTTAAGTGAACGTCTTACGAAATGCTTCATGCCATCTGGCACGTCAGTCATTAAGAAGAACGCATCAGGGTCAGTTAGACGCTGATTAACTGCTACGCCACCAGGGATCATTCCCATTGATTTCATAGCGTTAATATCATTGTCAGCTGTACCTGGTCTTAAGTTACTGTTAATGATTCTTTCAGCAATAAACATTAACTCAGGTGGAACGATTAGCTTCTGACCTGTAGCTGCAACAGGAATACCTCTATCGTCTGTCATTTCAGAAATCTGAATTAACATTGTCTCTAGAGATGTTTCTGATAAGTCAGCTGCAGTTGCGAGAATGTTTGAAGCTGTTCCGCCACCGCCAAGTGGGTGAGCGTTATTAAGCATACTTACTCCGTCACCACCGACTACTGTGTTAAAGCCATTGTTTAAGATGTTAGCACCTTTGATTTCTTTTGTGTGCTGCATTGATCTTGCTAAAGCTCTAGCGTACTTTGCACCAAGTGAACCGTAAAGACCATCTTCTTCAGCTTCCTCAGTAATTGAGAATGCTAATGCGATTGTCTCGTGGGTATATCTTGCTACAATACCTTCTCTTCCTGATTCGTAAGAGATGGCTGCGCCTTCTGCTTTAGTAGGAGCTGCACCGAAACCAATCATCTGTACATCTTCTTCAAAAGCCTTTTGTGATTGCTCAACAGAGAATATTTCTCTCCACTGTTCTGGGTAACGATCATATTCCATACCAAAAATAGTGTTGAGGCCTAAGTTAAGCTGTTTTGTAAATAAAGATCTATTTAATGCCATAACTTATTATACTCCTGCGCCTTGAGTCGATAATCTGTGCTGGTTGATAACTACTTCAACTTTAGCATTCTCACCGAAATCATTATTAGGCTCATCTACTTTTCTTAGAACTCTAAGAACAAGTGAAGTTGCTGCTAGAGTGTCGTTATCCAACTCTTGTTGTGAATAACCGTAAGTAGAATTACCTGCTGTTAATAGAACGTTTGCTGTCTCACCAATATTAGCTTGAGCAATAGAACCGTTACCGGCCTGTACTGTGTAAGTAATCATTGGGTCGTCATAAACATAAGCTTTCACTGTTGTGTTAGCTTTTACTGTTGTGCCGGAAGTCCATTTTTTTACAAACTTCACGTCACCTGTACTTTCATCGACATATTCAGCGCCGTAAAATACTCCAATTGCTTTTTCGTTATTAGCGAAAGTGTCTAAATATCCATCTGATCCGAGATCTACGATATCGCCAGAAAAGAAATTTGCAGCTTTGCCATTCGCAATTAGGTATTCATTGGCTCTGATCACGCCGCCGGTTAAGTGTCTTTTAGGTACAAAACCGTTTGGTGTGTCTGCGTTAGCCATTTTATATTTACCTCCTTAAAATTGCCATTGCCTTACTCACCACCTACTGTCGTTTTAGATCGATGTTCTCGTTGGATAGGATTACCTGGTTGTTCTGATCTATGTAAGTCATGCTCGACTGCAAGTTCTTGATTTCGTGTTTTATTTGCATAATATTCATTACGCTGCGAAATCAATTCCTCTGGCATTTCACAGAGAACCATTCCTTCAACGCCAATGTAACCGGCGAACTTTCCATGTTCAATGGTAGCCACTGCGAAATCCTTAGACACTGTCTTTGGATCTCTTGGTTGCCAACCTTCTCTCATTCGTTTCGCCCAATTAGTTGGGTTATCTTGACCTAAAATGCTAGTCGCTACCCAACGTTGCTTATATCCTGGCCTCGCTGGTGGCGCCTCTAACAATGATGGCGGTCTCCAAGCTTTTTTACGAGAAAGCTCATCTCGTGTTTCTTTAGTTGTCATTATCAGGCTCCTTTTCTATTTGTCCTGTATTGAAAGACTAGCAAGTTCCCTTGCGTATCTTTTCAGTGCCGCTGGATCGCTAATATCTATTCCAAATTTTCTAGCATTTGCTAGATCATCAGCAGATAGCTTAACGCTCTTAGCAGAACCCGATGTAGATCGAGAAACACCTGCAACTGGCGATTGCACTCTCTTCTGTTC